ACGATCAACGGCACGGTGGATGGTGACGGCAGAGGAACCGCAGGAACTGCGGCAGTCTCGTCCAGCGGGGTACAGAGTTTCAATGGAATAGCGGCTTCCGCCTTCGGTTTTGTAGGACTTGGTGGACTTGGCGGATCGATCAACGGAGTCGACATTAAATGGGGAGGAAGCAGATTGCCCGGGCTATACCCATCATCGCCGATGCTGAACATCAACGGGGCGACGGTAGAGCCGTGGACAGCCGTGACCGGATTGCCCAACATCCTTAGTGGATCGCAGGCCACATCGGGTGCGGCAGGCAGCTGGCGAAGATGTTACGCCGCGTCCGGAGCGGGCGGAGCGTCCGGTGCCGGGCTATTGCTGATGGCACGCGGGATATATATCACAACGGGAATAGTTTACCTGCGAGGAGGTGCCGGAGGAAATGCGTCGATTGGGGTGGCTGGTTGGGCGGCTGGTAGGGCGGCTGGTGGCGGCGGCGGTGGCGGCGGCGGCGGTTCGCTGGTATGCCTGATCGAGCGCAATCTCTATGGATTGCCACCCTACTATATAGATTTAAGCCACATCTACGTGAACGGCGGCGTAGGCGGAGGCGGAGCAGCTAATAACGGGGCTACCGGAAGTGCTGGCGGCGCAGGCGGCAGCGGCGCATCCATTCAACAAGTTATCGGTTAATAAAAAGGAAAACCATGAGCATCCTGTTAAAACTCAAATCCATCGCCTCCGCGATTAACGGCAGTGCGTTCCGGCAAACACTGATCGACGACGCCACCACCCTCGAAGCCGAGGCCAACCGCGTCGCGCTCAAGGTCGATCCTCAGCACAATGCGGATGGATCGCACGGCGCGATCATTGCGCCATCAATAAGTGTGCCGAGCATCACCCTCAACGGCGTGCAGCGATCCGCGTGGCCGGAGGCGGGGAATGGATCGCAATCTCTGCACGACGTGCTGCAGAATGGTTACGTCGGCAATCTTCCCGTGGGCGCTACCGGATTCAGGGTCAACGATGCCAATGGCAATTCGATTCTCGAATACGATCTAACGCTCGGGCTAAAAATTGGCGGTGTACTGATGCCGCAGATGGAAACTGCGGCAGTTAAATTCGCCCTCGAACAAGCCGCACTCGCCAACTATGGCGTGAAGGCGCTGAACAAAATCAACCAGCAGCAGGGCGAGTTTACTTTGTACAACAACGGCATGGTGTCTGGTGGGGTGTTGTCTATCACGGGTACCGCGCGCCGCTGCTCGATCACCGCCGGTGTGTGTTTTTTGGACGGCCGAAAATACTTTGTGCCGGCGCAGGATTCGATCACCTCTGCTGCTTATACGGCCGCAGCAGGGTTGGTTGTGGATTTGTATCTATATTTGTCGAATGGCATCCCTGTTTTGGGCATGGGGAATGCCTCGCCGGGCGGCGCGACGGCGCCAGTAGGCTCGATTAAATTGGCTAGCTTAACTATTCCGCCGGACAGCCTGGACGCGGCTTTGGTTGGGGCTGTCATTTCGTCGCGCATTTGTCCTACGGAGCCCCACTATCCTGTCTCGGTGGGTACACCGGCCGCCTACGCCGTGCCGCTTGCAAACGTGTTGCCGGATACCAACTACACCGTCGAGTTCGAGGTGCTGAGCTCAGTTGGTTCTCCGTGCGATGAGCGCCATCTAAAAGTGACGGCGCGCAACACCAACAACTTCATCGTGACCTTGTTTGCAGCCGCAGATGACGTTGTTGTGCGCTGGAAGCTGTCGCGTCTGAATAGTGTCGGTGAGCAACCAACAAACGATTGGCGCAGCCGGTTTGCAGCCAACCCAGCCAACGTGAACTACCCAACCAACCAAGCCTACTAAGGAGCTAAATAATGGCACACATTACTCTGCAATCACCCGGACAGCCAATTGCTGACTTTTCCGTCTCAGGTGCAACGATCAGCATCGCCGGAACCGCGATTGATTGCGCCGCATTGCAAACAGAAAGCCAAGTGCTGGTCAACGTGTCAAAAGACAAAGCCGGGGCAGTCAAGCTCAATCCAAAGAGCGGCGGAACCTGCCTTGCCATCATCCGCATCCCGGCGAAGCAATACCACGACCTGCCTGGCGACCCAGATCCGCAGACAGGCAACCCAACATTCGTGCGGACTGAAATCCCGCTCGACCCGAACGCCATTGCCGTAGAACTCTGGCCCACCGTTTAACCCACAGACACAGAACAGGAGATATTCAACATGCCTACCATTTTCATCAAAGATTCCCTGCGCGCAAGCGTAGAAGCTGCCTCTGGCGGCAAGCAGACCGTGCTGTACACCGCGCTGGGCCAGCCTACCTACATGAACGTCATCCCCCAGTTCAACCTGGAAGACGTTGACGCAGGTGTCGGCGCCGGAGTCCATCCGGCCTTCATCGTGAACGGCGTCACAAAGTCTGAGATTTTTATCGGCACCTATCAGGGTATCGTCAAAAATGGCGAACTGCTGAGCTTGCCAGGGGTTGACCCAACTGCATCTGCAAACTTCGACACGTTTGTTGGTTATGCGCGCGCTTGCGGTGCGGGTTTCCACTGCATCACCAATGCGGAATGGGCTGCGCTTGCTCTGTGGTGCAAAAAGAACGGCTTCATGCCGCGCGGGAACACCTACTATGGGCAAGACAATGCGCAAACTCACGAGACTGGCCGCCGTCAAGATGGTCTTTCACCGGGCAATACATCCGGCACTGCACGCACGCTTACCGGTTCCGGCCCAGCGTCGTGGCGTCATGACAATACCCCGAACGGTATCTCCGACCTGAATGGCAACATTTGGGAGTGGACACCGGGCCTGCGTTTGGTTCCAGCCGGTGCTGGATTGGCTGAAATTCAGATCATCGCCAACAACGACGCATCGCTGAACGCTACCGATCACAGTGCGACATCCGCAGCATGGAAAGCGATTAATGGCTCCACTGGTGCATTGGTTACGCCAACCTTCACCGGCTCTATTGCTGGCGCTGATTACGCTGCAACTACTGCAAACTCTGTGAAGATCGGCGCTACTAGCGCTGCCGCTTACACTATCGGTATTGCGTCTGGCGCATCAATCGAAAATATGGTGAACAACCACGGCACTCCTGTTGGTGCGACCGCATTGCAAGTGCTCAAGGCTCAGGGTGTATTCCCTGTTTCCGGTGCTGGCACATTAGGTGGTGACGGCATTTGGCACACTCTCACGGGCGAAATGCTCCCGCTCCGGGGTGGCAATTGGAACCACTCCGGGCTGTCGGGCGTGTTTGCGCTGAACTTGAACCGCGCGCGCTCGAACGTCGGCACGAGCGTCGGGTCTCGCCCCGCTTTTGTACTCTGAAATCTGTAGCGTGTAATCTGAACGGGTGGGCGATAGCCCATCCGATGGAGTGTTGAATGTCTCGTGGCCCGATGCGGAGTGAAGAAGTCCCAAGAGTTGGCGATTTACTGATTCGGCAAAAGTGCGAAGCGATGATTGAGTATGGCCATGTTGCCATCCGTCAATTTCCAAAGATGGAGCGCCATGTGCTGGGTGCGGAGATCCGCACCACGATGTGGCAGATACTCAGGCTGATCGTGGTGTGCAACAAGCGCTACTACAAGAAGACCACGCTGCAGGAACTGGATGCCGAGATCGACTTGTTGCGCTCGCAAGTACGCATGGCAAAGAATCTCGGCCATCTGGATTTCAAAAAGTATGAGAACTGGTCCAAACTGAACGACGAGATCGGCCGCATGTTAGGCGGCTGGGTAAAGTCGATTTCAGCAGGAGAGCAGTAAAGGGTTGCGTGTTAACAGGCTCCCGATCCGGGGTGGCAATTGGAACAACTCCGGGCTGTCGGGCGTGTTTGCGCTGAACTTGAACAACGCGCGCTCGAACGTCAACACGAACATCGGGTCTCGCCCCGCTCTTGGGGAAAGTCAGAAGCGTCAGGCTCAAGGGCTTGACGACAGTACCCCCTCAAAAGGACATGCAATCCTCGGCCACGGGAAACCTGAATCCGAAACATTAAACAGGCGGCCCGTTCCAGTAGCCAAACCGGCGACCGTTCGCAGCCGCCGCCCTCTGGGTGCTATGGCAAAAACTTACAACAACCTTTTCCCCGAGATCTACAGCTTCGAGAATCTGCATGCGGCCTATCTGCGCGCCAGGCGCGGCAAGCGGACGCGCGCCGAGGTGCAGCACTTCGAGATCGATCTTGAGGGCAATCTTATCCAGCTACAAAACGAGCTGATCTGGGGAACATACAAGACCGGCAAGTACCGCCAGTTCATCGTCCTGGAACCGAAAGAACGCATCGTCGCCGCTCTACCATTCAGGGATCGTGTCGTACAGCACTCGCTGGTGTACGCGATCAATCAGACATGGGAGCGGAGATTCATTGCAGACAGCTACGCCTGCCGGGTCGGGCGCGGAACGCACAAGGGCGCAGATCGCGCCCAGGCCATGCTGCGCCGCGTAAAGCGCGATCACGGCAAGGTTTATGTGCTCAAAGCGGACATCTCGAAGTTCTTCCACAGCATCGACCACGCCGCACTGAAATCGCTTGTGCGCCGTCGCATCGCCTGCAAAAACACGCTGGAGCTGATCGACAACATCATCGACTCGACCGTGAAGGCGGACGTGCGCGCTGGCATCCCCATCGGCAACCTGACCAGCCAGCTATTCGCCAACATCTACCTGCATGAGCTGGACGAGTTCGTGAAGCACGGCCTGCGCGAGAAACATTATTGTCGATACATGGACGACTTCATCATTGTCCACCATGACAAAGAACGCTTGCACCGGTTGCGCGCCAAGGTTGAACTATTCTTGTGGGATCGTCTGCGCCTGAAAACTAATGCCAAAACGCAGATATTCCCAGTCGGTATATTCCACGGCAGGGCGCTCGACTTCCCCGGGTACCGGATATGGACGACACACCGCAAGCTGCGCAAGAGTTCCATCCAACGCATCACCAGGACGATGAAGAAGATGCAGC